TACTAGGGAAGTCGTCGGAACGACTATCAGAATATTTTGTTGCTTCTCAACGTAATATCTCACAAGAGAGTATATCATCAGAGACTTTCCAGAAGCAGTTGGGGATATCAACAACTTTCTATTATGTTTTAGGGCGTCGTATACTCCCTCTACTTGGTAATCACGGGGAGAATACTTGCAAATAGCATTCATATAATCTTTCACACCTTCCTTTGAGATAAAATCATTCGTCTCAAAAGGAAGACCATAAAACTTATTATCTACAAATTCATAAGTATATCCATGATCATCGCAGAACTTTGTAAGTTTATCCAATAACCCAACATATATCTCTCCAGTTTGAGTATTGAATAAACGAATTTTTCCGTCCCAGTGTCTGCTGCGATACTGAGGCATAAACTTTGCACCTGGTACATCAAAGGTAAATTGGTCTGCTAACTCGTAGTAGACATGAGGTTCTGCTTTTACCTGAAGATATACTTCATTCTTTTTTGAAATAATCAAATGAGACATAATCCATAGGATTCACCTATGAATATTTAGTCTCCACCATTAAACTTAAAATCTAATACTGCTTTATATAATTCCGTCTTTAAATAATTGAGATGCTCCTGCTCATAAGGATGTCTGGATGGATGTCCTTCCCAAGTCTCAATTCTTTTACATACGCAATGGTATAAAAGATGTATATCTTCTATACCAAAATCTAAAACAAAAGGTGATTCTTTATCATCCATTAGTTGTATCCTGCTTGGAATTTGTTCCAATCAATTGCATTCTTAATTTGAAAAGTTCTATTTGAAACTGTTTTGATGATTTCTTCCAAGAACTTTAATTCGACATCATAATAACGAATTTTGAGATCTACTTTATTTAACTTCTCATCAGCATCCAGATACCTCTGTAATGCTTCTTTATCTCTAACTTTATATGGGAAGGGATCTTCAACATAAACCTCTGCTGGTGCCTTTCCAGTATAATAGTTATATCTTTCCAGTCTAACTCTGTTATAAGACTCTCGTGCTTTTTCTCTCAACAATGTGATGGTATTATAGAGAGTATAATACTTTGAATGAAGTTGAGGAATTTTTAAAGATTCATCATGTAGATTATCAGGGTCGATTTGAGAATCTCTTTCCCACATCTCCTGAATTTGATCAAGATTCATAAGGGTGTTCTATTATCGGATGCTAGTACATTGTAGATAGTATACTTGAAAGTGACCTCTGCTGTAAAGTAGTTTATATCAGAATCACTTGCCTCAAATTCTAAAGATGTTAAGTAAGTTGGAAATAAATCTTTAAATTTTACAATAGCAACATCTCTGAAATTGCTATTTAAGATGTGAAGACTTCCATCACTAAATTGATAGTTTAAATTTCTTACTCCATTATCATCAGTTATTAAATCTCTAAATTGCTGAGTAGTTTCTGGAAATCCTAGACCAGTCAACCAATTGTGAACTGCCATATAATTTTCCATGTTCTCATCAACTAAAAATCTTAAAGAAAAATCACCATAATTTAACTTGTCTCCAGGAACATCCAAATCCTTGAGATAGTTTGGTTGAACTGCAGAACCTAAACTAATTTCAGGTATTCTTGCAGAATTGCAGAAAAAAGAAATTTTTGGATCTTTTGATAATGTAAACTTAAAACCAACCGGAGATAAAAAGTTTCTATTGTTTATTTGGTTGGGAAAATTACAAGCCATTTTTATTTTTATTTAGATAAAAAAAGAGGGTTCCGAAGAACCCTCTGAGAAGTGAATGCCCGAAGGCTGATATCACATGAGGTTTTGAACCTTGACTCTTCTGTAGTAACGGTTTGCGTTAGTCTTGAGAGCACCAGGATTAGTAACAGGTGCAGCACCTTCTGCAAATGGGTTAGCAGCAAGACCATAACGAGTCTTGAAGCCAATCTTAGGCTGGAAGGTGTTCTCACCGACGGCACGAACCATCTGGAGAGGAACGTATGGGCAGTAGAACAGACCTGCGTCATAAGGTGAAGAACCCTTATAACCAGCAACGTAATACTGATCACCAGAGACGTTTGCAGAATATGGATCGATGTATACACGATACTTACCTGCAAGTACACCTGCGAAGGTGTTACCGGTGTCATCAACGTTCAGGTTTGCGTTGAGTGCTGGGGTGTAATCAAGTACACCAGCCATGGTCAGTGCGGAAGCAACGTCTGCAGAGCAGAGGATCATGTTGCCCTTTCCTCTACGAGTTCTTTGTGCGATTGCGTTAGCATCACGCTCGATTTGGAAAATCAGACCCTTGAACTTCTCAACAGACCAACGACCATTGGAGTCAACGTCGAGGTCGAAAGTACCAGGAGTTGCAACGTTTGCTTGAGCACCAGGCTCTGCAACTTTATAGATGGTTCTGATGACTTCACGGTTGATTTCGGCAAGAATCTCAGTTGAGAGAATGTTTGCCAATTCTGCTTCAGCATTCAGACCATGAATTGCCTTGAGGTCCTGTGCGAGTTCTAATGAGTACTCGGCTTTCAGTGCTCTTGACTTTGCAGTAACGGTGACTTTCTCAATCGAGAATGCCATCTCGTTGAAAGATTCGCCATTACCCAGTGCTTCAGACTGTGCGGTATCCATACCCTGCTGTGCAGTGTATCCGCTTTCAGTTTGAGCAGTTGGGCTAAGCAGACCTGGATTGGATCCAAGTTGAGGACCGGTAGTACCAAAACCAACTGAATTGCCTTCAGAACCAGCAACATATGGGTTTGCAGTTCCGATTCCACTATTGGAGAATCCAGTATCTGGTTCGTCGAACAGTGCTTCTGCGCCACTCTGAGAAGAGTAACGGGAACGCATTGCAAAGATCAGACCAGTAGGACCATTCATTGGTTGAACACCAGCCAGGTCATATGCGACCAGGTTAGGCATTGCACGTCTGATCAAGGAGATCAGAACGGGATCGAAGTTAGCAACTCCAGCTCCGGTTGAGTTAGTTGGACCAGCTTCAGAAAGAAATTCTCTTTCTTCCTTAAGCATTTTTTCTTGGTTCTCCAGAAGAACTGCGGTAACCATTCTCTTATGGGCATCTTGGATGCCACCGAGACCCTCATGGTTGAGGATAGGTGCCCACTTCTCCTGAAGGTATTCAGCATTGAAACCTTGCATTTGAATTTACCTTGTTAAAAATTTTTAGTTTGATTTATGATTAAAAAATCACTTTTGCGAAACTCTGGTCAGAGTGTTCAAGTATGATTCCATTAAACCAGTTACTGGTTGACTAGAAACTTCTGAACTCTCAGAAATATTCTCTGACTGGTCTCTTTGAGCTCCAGCATTCTCTGGGAAGTATGACTTACGCAGAGTTACCAGTTTCTCACGATATGTATCTTCACTATCAAACTCAACATTTTCTGCAAGAGAAGCGAGTTTATCCTTTTGTGAAAGTGCAAGACCTTCACAAACCTCGGAGAAGATTACATCAGCAACCGACTCAGCTAATCTTTGTTTGAGAGCAATATTAGTTTTAATTTGCTCGTTGAGTTTATCTTCCATCTCATCTAATTTTTCTACCATTGCGGTAGCTACATCATATTTCTCTTCAGGGATGTTTACATAATGATCTTCAAAAAGACTTCTCATTCCAACAAGGAATGATTCGGTCATCTCGGTCTTAAGACCTTGCTCAATTGCGAGTTGATTTTCTGAAATCCACTCTTCGGCAACATACTCAAGATATGCGTCAACTCTCTCAGTGAGTTCTTCCTTAATGGAAACAACTTCCTCTTCAAGAGTTGCTTCATATTGTGCCTTCAGTTCTTCTTGAATTCCGGCAACTTTTGCGTTGATAGCAGTTTCAAAAATGGTGCGTGCCTTTTCTTGGAACTCCTCAGAAAGTTCTTCACCAGCAAGCAGTGCTTCAACATCCTCTTCGATGTCATATTCAGCAACTACTTCCTCTTCTTCGGTGACTACTTCTTCTTCAGTGGTTTCTTCTTCAGCAACTACCTCTTCTTCAGTAGTCTCTTCTTCAGCAACTACTTCACCCTCAACTTCCTCTTCCTCTTTCATACCCTTAGGCATAGGTTCAGCAGGCTTAGCACCTCTGTTTACTACATCCTTAACGGATGAAATTGTAGGTTCTTTGAGTTTGGCAGAGTTGTCATCTACCTTATAGTTTTCTGGAGTAGGACCACCGAGATCTTCCCAATTGCCAGTTTGGCCAGGTGTCGAAACACCGGAAGCATTGCTTCCTGCTTTTGGCATTGATTCAGATGCAGCAGCGCCTTTGGTTACTACGTTTTCCATTTCTTGTAAATTGCTACCAACGGACATTTGATTTATAGATTTTTTGTATTAATCTATATTTATTTATAAATTAAAGATTTAACAGAAAATCATTAAACAGATTCAACTTATGCTCTTCAAGCATTCTTTGATCTACGAGAGTATTAATTCTCTTTTGAGTTTTTTCTGCAAGTTGTTCACGAAGGATTCCACCTTCCCAAACCCACTCCTTACCTTCCATAATTCCCTGAACAAACGCATCAGGTGCAGAAGGATCGGCAACGATATCAGCAGCAGTTGCTAACATAAAGTCTTCACCAACAATTTTTGCACCACTACGATCTTCTCTTAATGAACCAACACCACGTGAAGAAACTCCAAGCATTACACCTTCATCGAGAAGAGAAGATGCAATCTTACCCATAGGAGTATTAAGAATTTGTGCCTTACCTCTGAAATTGTTTCCCTCTGCTACAAGTGAAGTAATCTTATGAGAAACACGATCAAGATTTACGGTTGGTCCATCTGGATGTCCAAGTTCACCCAAAGCACGTCCTTTCTGAACAAACGTCTCATTATATCTGTTTACTTCCTTAGAAAGTGTTTCTATAGGATACATTCTTCCATTACGATTCTTGATATTTCCTTGTAAGAAAACACCTTCAATATACAATTTCT